ATCAGACCCTCTAATTGTACCTGAACTATCATCACTATGAGCACATAAGTTAAAATTAACTTTATAAATTTTTTGAGATAAGTTAGAAAAATATTTTTGGGTGCAAGCATGCATTAAAGAAGATAAGTAATTAAACATCCCCATCATGAAACTATAAGGCATATATAATTCAAAATCACCATCCTCTCTCTTAATCAAGTGTTTTAATAATTCCTCATTTTTGGGATTCTTACTTAATTTTTCAACATATATCTTTTGTATTCTTAACCTTTTATAAAAATATTTATTCCAGAATTTTTCAAAATAATTGATAAAATTTTGAGGTAAAACAGAGTATAACCCTTTTATAAAAAAATAATATTTCCATAAGTTGGACCTTGGAGCCCATTTTCTACAATCCAAAGTACAGAAAACTAGCTCTTCATCTTCATGACTCTCAAATAATTTTGAATGGATGTATTTTGGCCTGATATGAGATTTAATATTTATTATTTCATTATCTAGAGTACCGCATAATTTTTTAAAAAATTCTTCTAGAGGATTTTGACAAGATTTTGTATAATCAGTCATAACATATATCTCTCTTGAATCTTTATATTGAATTTTATCCTTAACATCAAATTCAAAAGGTAGATCCTCATTATTAAGATTTTCTATAAAATTTTTAATAGTATATTTGTTACTTTTTATTTTTTTATTTTGATCATACCAATTGTCTTCTATATCAGCCATGCTTAAAATTTCATCATTAGTAAACTTACTAAAAATAACATCATGACCTTTTCTTCCCCAAAAATCACCTTTATGTGATCTCATTCCTTTAGATGTTTTAATTTTTGTAAAGCTAGAATTTATTAATTTGTCAAATATATTAGATAACTCAGATATTGTATATTTAGAACTAATGAATTTTGAGCTAAAATTACCAACACAAAAACATAGATTTGGATCAAATATAAAGTCATTTTTAAAAATATTTTCTATTAAGTTAACCTCACTCCTCAAATCTATTGAAGTTTTATCTAAAATCTCATCTATTTTTATATTTTTAGAATTAAAAGGCACTATTTCCTTTGTCTTATCTGTATAAATAGATCTATAAAAATAGTCATGATTATTTAATATAGATTTTAAGTTCCTTAAATGCTCATTCATTGGTTCAAAAGGAGATTTTGTCATAAATATAGATTCATCAAATTTCTCAGCCATATATTCTAATGAAAGGAAATTATTTTTAGTTATA